TTCACCTGCAACTATTAACGATGGGTCTACACCTAACATATCTGCATATCCATCTGCCCATGCATCACTATCAAACTTATCTAATACGTCTGGTTTCATCTGTGCTACCGCACCCATGCTATTAACATACCTATCTACACTATTAGTACCAATAGCACGTTGTGCTTGTGCCAACATAGATACAAATTCTACGCTTAATTCCATACCTTGTAGCTCTTCTGGGGCTGGTGGTATTAAATCACTTTCAATCATTCGGTTAAATGTATTATCTATTAACGGATCTAACAATTCATTGTGCAATCTTTCTAATACTGGACCTAACATAAGCAATTTTTCCTCGTGACGTTCTGCTACTTCCGTTGCAGTCATTCTTGTATCAGTAGCATTTGCCAACATAAGAAATAAATCTGCATAAAAACTACCATTAATACGTTGCCTTACGTCCTGTATATCAGCTAACAAATGTTGTAGGTTTAAATTTACGTTAAATGCTGTCTCAATCTTGCCTTGTTGCCCATCAATAAACGTAACTCCACCCGGTAAACTGTCGACATCTCTATTTTTCATGTAACTTGGCACTTGTAATGGTGGTTTTGTTTGATAATCAATACCTTGTGCCTTGCGTAACTGCTCATGTTGCAATTGTTTTACGTCACCTAATGCTTCCATACCCGGTGAATTGCCATATATATCACCGCCAGCTATGTTCCATCTTGGTATTACAGCAGGGAAATCTCTATATCCACTTTCTCTTAACACCTGTTCGCCTTCTCCTCCCATTTCAAAATAACAAGACTTATATGCCATATTCATATTGTCCTTTTTCTTAAAATCACGTTCTCGATCATCTCGTGGTTCTATCGCATGAACTATTGTTATATATGCATCTAAATTACCTCTGTCATATAAATTTTTTGTAGAAATAGAACACTTGTCATAACCAAACTCTCTTACTATTTCGCCTACAGTTTTTTGAAACTCTCTATACAAAGTATTAACTCTACCCTGATAATCCTGTGCTATTGCATATTCTCCGCAAGTTACAGGGTAATGATGTATTGCTGTCTTAGGATCAGGCAAAATAATAGATCCAGCAGTACCAAATGCTCCTAATTCTTCATAAATACTATGTAACGTCCTATATGTATTAGATTTTTGAAACACCAACTGCATACGTTCTGTAACATCACTTAGCCACAATTTAACAGGAGAAAAACTATTTAATTCTGGATCAGCAGTAGCAAGCCTAAACCAAGGTCTTGCAGGGGATGTAGCACCTGCCATCATACCTGCACCTAACGTTCTTAACGCTCTTGTACCAGTATTATCGTATATCGAGTTATGTCTTCTATGACCTTTATTCCTATCCTGTTGAAAATAACGTCCGTTTCTTGGTAATAAATATGTCGTAATCTCTTGCCAATGTGACCACCAAGTAGCTCTTTCTGTTCTTAGGTGACCCCACCTAGATAACAAATCAGCACGTTTTGTTTTCATTGTTTAACCACCTAATAATGTGTTACCACCAAGATTTAATTGATTGGGATCTACACCTTGACTACCAGTTAACATCGTACCAGCAGGGCCTGTTAATGCTGCCTGTTCTTCTTTTGATTGTATTGCACTAACATCTGCTCTTTTTCTATTAGCTCTATTCATTTCTACATCTGCACGGTCTTTAGCTTCTTTTTGTGCCTGTCTTGAATCTCTATTTGCTTGTTCTTGCAATCTTAATGCTTTTTTCTGTTGTCGGTTTTGTCGTTCACCTTGGTAAATTGAATAGCCTGTGGCAACTGATCCGACAACAATAGCTGTGATTGCCATGATTAGATCTCCTTGGAATAAATAACATCTTGGACTCCGTAATTCAATCTTGGTAAGATCTCATTTAATGGAGTATTTGGTTTGCAATGCCACAACATGAGTTTACACCCAAGGGATTTTGCATGCTTTTCCGTAGCCTTCATTAATCGTAAGCCAAGTCGTCCTCCTCTGAATTCTTTTTTGATAAACAAAACGTCATTCTGGCAGTACTTCAAGTCGGCATAATGAAAATGGTTGGCAACGAAATTAATAGAGTAACCAATAACTTCATCATCCTGCGTAGCTACATGTATGAACAATGCCCCTGCTTTTTCAACGGCATAGTACTGTGGCCAGTTTGGTTTTAACACCATGATCTCTTTGTTACGAGCAATCTCTTCGTAGTGCTCTTGGAACAAGGAGTCAGTCTTGCCGTCAATGTCAGCTAACGTGCAGAGTTTGATTTGTGTTTTTGGTACTCTACTTTCGTTCACACTACAAGTAGATTCATTAGTTACGGTCACACTAGTCATAAAAGATAGTTTGTTACACAATCAAATATTATATGCAGTCTGTCAGTCATGCCAACATTATGAGCCGTATGTAATTTCTTATGGTTAAACCACCAAACATCGCCTACATTAAATTTTTGCTCCTGATCTCCACAAGTTTGGTTGCACCATTGATTACTTTGCAACACTAAATGAAACCTTTGATAGTAATCTGCATACGTTCCTTGATCATTGTGTTTAGTTACATGACCACTAGGCTTTAAGTTCACTATAAGTACCCTTCCCATTTCCTTGACTTGTAGCTGTTCTAGTATTGGTCGCATTAATGGTACTAACGCAGGTTTTAAATATTCCATACATGGGTAGTCATATGACCCTGTATCAAATAAAACGTAGTATGTACTCATCTTTAGTGGTCCTCTAACGTATATGCACTCGGTATCCTTGTGTGGTGACTTTGTAATCTTTTGTCGTGCTGTTATTTCTTTCCACAACTCTGGTTTTGCATCTAATAACTTAAGCAATGGTTCTACATCTAGACCTTCTGCTATACGGACAAAGTTAGATTCTTGTGTATGGGTCATAATCTTTCTTGTGTGTAGCTTCTTTGCGTTTCTTAATGTATATATCCTCCATCTCTTTTTTGGCTACTGGCAAAGCAAATGTTAACGCTAGTGCATCCGCCAGATCTGGTGACCCTGCTCCCTGCAATCTCTTCTTAATCTGATCCTTGCTTTCCAATACACGCCTACCTACGTTGTCATACCAATAAATTGGTGTAGCTAGTTCTTGTTTGAGGGCTATGTCGTTAGGTATTGCACCTCCCTCCTCTATCCATTGCTTCATTAACCACCACATCTCACTTCTACGGTTTAGGTATTGCTCTGGTTTGGTTGCCTTACCACCAAATGGTATCTCGATTACGTCATACGATAGTTGTCTTAGTCTGTCAATAACTCCACTCCCTGCACCTGCGTCACAAAAAACTGCATCTGGGTCATGTTCCTCTATTAGGTTGGCTACTCTGGATGCTAAATCCATATTGTCTATACCTCGATACACAACAGGTTTAAATGCTTGTCTACCTTGCCTACGGAATACTACAGACCTATCATCTCCAAACCTTGCAGGGTCAATTCCTAGCACTACTGGTGACATATTTACATGGTCTTGTTGGTATACACGTTTAGATGCATCTTCGGTATCTGCCAATGCAATAAGTTGATCGTCACCTTGTGCTGAGAAGTCACATAAATACTCACGAGCAAATGATGTCTCACTCATATCACGTTTAAGACGAGTCACCTCATCTGGATGCAAGCTATCTGTATCGAACACTGTGTACCTTGATGCTGTCCATCCCTCCTCATTGACAGCCTTGTAGTACAGCTCAGAAAACAAGTTAATGCCTTGTGGTGTACCAATAAACAATGACCATCCAAGACGGTCAGAGAGTGCAGGTTGGACAATATCTGACCATAGTTCGTTCTTAATCTGAGCTACCTCATCTATCACACAACCATCAAGTCGCATTCCTCGAAGTGCATCTGGATTATCGCCCCCAAAAAGTCTAATAATCGCTCCATTATGTTTAAACCTTACCGATAGTTCTCCTTCGTTTATCTCGACTACAGACTGCCTACGCAATGGTTCTATCTTCTGCTTAAGTCTTGCCCATGCAATTGCTTTTGCTTGTCTCAGGAACGGTGCAACGTACACAAACATACCTAGCTCTTTGTCTGTCTTAATCGCTTTATCTATTAGTTCCATGATGGCTAGTTCTGTTTTGCCAGATCGCCTGTGTAATGCGTAAACACTAAATCTTTTTTTATTTATATGACATTGACGTTGCCATAGGCGTGGGGTGTAATCAAGGCTTATGTTCATCCTTGCGGTAGGCCAGTACTAA